CGTCTATTGCTAGTAAGAGATGCTGCAGCGATAGCAAAGAAGATTAGAGTTTCGAGAGCGAATGTATATCCATTACCCATCGTAGAGTAACTCGATAGAGTAACGGGTATTTCATTGATCAATGTTGATTTTACTCGACATTTCTCAAACAACCAGAACCAAACCGGGGGTAAAACATACCGTACCAATGGTTCCGTGACACAATCGCTAGCTGAAGACCAATCGATAGTTGCCCACGCTCTAGTAATACTAGATTCATAGGCCTTCTCTCGGTGCTTCAACTGTTGTAAGCCCTCGATATCCACACCAAAAGATGCCAGCCGGTCCACTACAAGTTTACCTAAGCCTAACTGAAAAAACATGTTAAGCGTAGGTTCAACTGCAATGAGTCGATCTGTTGTGTCATCTTTGGGTACCGTCGTTTGCTTTGATGACTCAACTATCTGAAACAACTGGTGATCCCAGCGTAAATCCACTGAAGGATTATCGCGGGAAAGCATCTCCATAAGGAGAGGGTCCCATTTCAGATAGCACTTAAATAGACCAGCAGCTTCTCTAGTAGCAGTTAATGGAAGTTTCCATTTAGCTGCGACGTCGGCGTTATAAAAACTAACACCAATAGAGGAGTTTGGCCCGTGCTTACACGCGTGGAAGAATTCATCAGAATCGAATTCTCCAAGTATGTGATGCACGAACTCACGAGCGCGAGCTAGGACCCACGTAACATCATCAGTACTGGTGTACTGAGATGCACGAAGGTGACTAGGATTCTCCATGCGGGGAAAAGACCACGTAGCTAATCTATCCTGCAAACCTAGAAAGGTTTGGTAGGCAGAATCAGCTAAGGTGGGATTCCTTTTGCCTTTAATGGAGTAATACTTCTTTAAGTTATTATTCATAACATCAGAGAAGTAGCGCATAGACTGAGTGTCTATCGTACCGAGGCGAGTTAAGTCATCCTGCAAGTGATGCGTATATCTGACGGAAAACGCATCAGGATCAAAGAACAGCGGTTTTTGACCTTTCTTCATTTGGATCTCCAAGTTGAAGATTAACGTTCAGTAATCGTCGTAGATATAATGTAACACATTATGGACCATCTCACTGATAGTAAGGATAACCTTCAGTATGACGGACATAAGTGGAACACATTGGTCTAGACAATTAAACACCTCAGGCGGTGCTCAGTGATTTATGATAGGCGGTAAAATCGCTATCAAAAAGCATCTGGGCGCCTACATCCAGTAACTCCTGGATTTCGGCTTGCGTCGTTTCAACATCGTAATTAACAAAAATCTTTACGGTGTTGGTCGTGATTTTACCGTTCGCGAGAAGCTTGGGCTTTACGAATAAAGACTCAGTTCTCGCTTGGGTATAACCATTAGGCGCAGTCGCCTGAACTGTGGGCATTGTTGCTTTGGCTTTTATCAATCTGCGAAGACGCAGATCGGTATCAGCTGTCGCAGCAAGAACCACCTGACCGTTAACGGCCGGGCCTAAACTTGCAAAGTTTAGCGCTGATCCACCTGTTGCCGCGATGGAAGACGGTGCGGTTACGACGCCAGCGTTTACGAGTGACATGTGTACGCTCATAGTTGAAGTTTATCGGTGCAACCTCATCAATTGCTGATAAGCAAGTGAAGCGAGGTCGGCCGTCTTAGACGCATCTTCAATGAGCCGTCCAAAATGGACAGGGACATTGGCTACGTCTGTAAAAGATGGGTTCCACGGATCACGAGCATAAGTTCTCATGTTCCATGTTACCAAATCTCCTGACAGCAGCGTAGTCGCAGGGGGAAACCTCGGAACGTCGATGAGTTGTTGTGTACTAGTCTGATTTATCGTACTAGACACACAACCACCTTCGATCATGATGTTGGGATCGGCGAGATTCATAGTGGCACGCATGGCTTGTGAAATATTCACAACCCTATCGACCATATATGAAAGACCGACACGATTCCAAACACCAACAGGGATATCCTGAAGACGGAGACCCACACGATACGTGAAGTCCATATCTATAGGTACACGTACCTTATAGAATATGACCGCACGCCAATGTGACTCTCGAGTCAAACTAACGTTATACGTACACGTACCAGGTTTGGAAGTAGACCATTTTTGATCACTTCCACTGGCAGTGGCCGTAGCACGCAATCGTACTCCTTTCTGCAAAGTTTGGCCTTTAGCTGATATGTTATCAGCAAGGTCGCTAAGAGACCCGTAAAGGGGTCGCATAGCGTTTGCATAGAAGAGCCAGGACGACGATGCACCAGTCAAGGGACCTTTCTGAAAATTCTTCAGAGTATCCACTACGGCTTGAAGGGGGTGTCTCAATAAGTTAACAGTTTCATGATAACTTAAGAGATCCTCCATCAAATAAGCGTTCGGAGCAGCAATCTTTGCTATAGCCGCTAATTTAACATCAGCGGTTTTATCCGGTACGTTTAAAGTAGGAAAAATTGGACCTTTTCCACTGTCGTAAAATGACCGAGCATGTAAGGTTACGGATGGGCCTTGATAATACCAATCATCATGTTGATTATTGGCATATGAAGTCCCAGACATAGACCCTCCCCCGACAGATAATGTCTCACTCGTACGTATGCAAGGATTGATGATTAACTCACCATTCTTGATACGGCGAAAGAAATTAGCCGTCTTAACATCGGAGATCGTCTGGATATCGCGAGAGTAAACGACAGAAGGCGCACCAATCGTGTAAGGAGTATCGGTATAGGGCACAATAGTGCCGTTATGACCGATACACTTACCGGTCGATGAGAAGTCGCCGTCACCTCTAGAGCGGTATCGCATTGTAATCACCTAATGTTAGTCAAGGAAACCCCGAGAGGGCATTAGCCC